GGGTTGGAAGGTTTGTTCACCAACCGCACGAACCATTTGGAGAGGAACGTATGGGCAGTAGAACATACCAGCGTCGTATGGGCTGGTTCCGCGATATCCTACCATGCAGAAGTCATATGCGACCGAGTTACTGAAGTAAGGATCAACATAAACCTTGGTCTTACCATTGAGAACACCAGCGAAGGTGTTACCAGTGTCATCGACATTGAGGTTGGTCGAGAGTGCGGGGGTGTAATCGAGAACTCCTGCCATTGCGAGTGCCGATGCGACATCGGACGAGCAGAGGATGAAGTTACCCTTTCCGCGACGGGTGTCCTTAGCGATGAAGTTTGCTTCACGTTCGATTTGATACATGAGGCCCTTGTACTTCTCGACTGACCAACGACCGTTGGCGTCTACGTTAAGGTCGAAGATACCTGGTGTTTGAACTGTTCCAGTGCGGCAACCGAGTTTAGCGGTTGAGTAGATGGAACGAACAACTTCGCGGTTGATTTCTGCGAGGATTTCAGCCGAGAGGATGTTTGCGAGTTCGGTTTCAGCGTCAAGACCGTGGATTGCCTTGAGGTCTTGTGCCAATTCCATTGTGTATTCTGCCTTGAGAGCGCGGGTCTTTGCAGACACGGTTGTCTTCTCAATGCTGAACGACATTTCGGGGAAATTGTCTGTAGCCTGTCCACCAAGTGACTCACCGTCTTGAGTTCCCCAACCCAAGGTTGGAAGAACGTCAGCATCAGCAGTAGTTCCCAAAGTCTTGACGGGATTGACACCGTTGAAACCACCATTACTTCCATCACCAGCAGTATAACCACCTGGATTGTTGTATTGGTTGTATGCGGTTGATCCAGCGCCACCAAACTTGGTGAGTGCCTCTTGGAAGAGAGCCTCGGAAGCCTTTTGACCACCATACTTGCTGCGGAGAGCAAAGATAAGTCCGGTTGGTCCACTCATTGGCTGAACGCCGCAGATGTCATAAGCGATCAAATTGGGCATTGCACGACGAACCAACGAGATGAGGATTGGGTTCCAATTGTCAATTGGGTAGTTCCCACCAGCTGTTTGGTTGGTTGGTGCGGCTTCCTTGAGATACTTCTCTTGGTTCTCAAGAAGAACCGAGGTCACTTGCTTGCGGTAAGTGTCCTTGATTTCTGGCAAATCGGCATGCTCAAGAATTGGCTGCCATTTGCTCTGAAGTTGTTCAGTAAGTGTGTTAAGTTCCATTTATGTTACTCCTTTTTGGATATCTAGATTTAAAAATTACTTTCTTCCCATACGGTTGAGTGCCTTGAGATATTCACCCATCGTATCATTTGATTCTGACAAATAGTTTGACTGAAGTTCTTCAATTCCATCTTCAGTGTTGCGAATTGGTTCAATTCCGTCGGCGAAATAGTTCTCCTTGAGAATCTTTGCCTTGGTGACGAAATCGTCGTGCGACTCTGCGGTGACGCCTTCAAGAAGTTTGCGGAGTTTGACTCTCTCCGATGCGGTGAGGTCTGAACCGATTTCTTCAACAACGTCTCTCTTGGTTGCGGTTTCAACCTTCTCACGAAGAGCGATGTTGTTCTCAATTTCCTTGTTGAGATTTTCTTCAAGTTCTTCAATTCTTGCAGCCATCTTCTCAAGAACGTCAACCTTTGACTCAGGAACGTCAATGTTGTGTTCAAGGAAGAGATTGCGAAGACCCGAAAGGAACTCTTCGGTGATCTCGTTGCGAAGACCGCGTTCAATGGCGACTTCATTTTCCTTCATCCATTCCTCAACAACGTAGTTGAGATATGAATCAAGGTTGTTTGCCATTTCTTCTTTGTTTTCTTCAATGGCGGCAGCGAGTTTTGCTTCCACCTTGGTTTCAAGTTCTTCACGAATGGAAACAACTCTTTCATTGACAGCAGCCTTGAAGATGGTTGCGGTTCTGTCCTTGAAATCTTCGGTGAGGTCTTGACCGTTGAAAAGAGCCTCCAAGTGGTGATCCAACGAGAGTTCTTCTTCAACTTCTTCTTCGTAGATAACCTCGTCGTCCACTTCTTCACTTTCAGCAGTGAGTTTGGTGGTCTTTCCGATTCCCGATGCTGCCTTCTTACCAGGATTGTCTGCGAGGTAGTCAATCTTGACTTGGACTTC